TTAATGAAAACAGGAACTTTAAATGTAAAATCGGTATAAGTTGATGGATCCAAATGATGTGGATTATCAGATACGTTAACTTTATCAGGAGTTAATGTTACAATACCATTGTCCAATGATATACCATTAGGATATCCATTTAGAGTACCAACTAAAGTTAATGTTATTGGTGTGTTTGTTTCTGTTGGTTTCGATTGAAAATATACTCTAATAGAACGAAGGAATAATCCATTTGGAAAATTAATTTTATCAAATTGGAAAGTTTGAGCTAAGGGGTCGCCACCGCCACCACCATCACCGCCGCCGTCACCGCCACCGTCAGACCAACCACCCCAAGTACCGGGATCAGGTGGTGGAGGAGGATCAGGAATAAATTGAGATGATTGAGCAATCAGTCGATTATCAATAAATGCGGTAGATACAAAAGTATTTCTTGCAGAATCAACAGAAGGTGCAAAATTTAATGCTTGTGAAGTTGTAGATAATCCAGAAGCAGTAAATGTTGCTGAAGCATAACTTGTAGCTGTAGTTTCTAAACTATCTACATATCGATTATCAACTTTTAATATTCTTTGGCCATTTTGAAATACTCCTGCTGGCACGGAGAATCTGAAAACTAAAACTCCTCCTTCAGAAGAACAAATTTTTGGTGCTTTTCCTGTAGCCAAAGATTTAACATAATTATCTGCTGTTCCATGAATTCTATAAGATGTTTGTAAAGAAACATTTTTGGTAGCATTAAATCCTGCTGTAATATTTACAGCAGTTGATAGTGTTGCAATTTTTGTTGTTCCATCATACGCAGTAATTTTTGCTTCATAATATTTAACTTCTGTGCTGTCATTTGTAGTTAAATATATGTCAGAGCCAGTATAAAAATTATTTGTATTTGAACATAAAGCACTCAGTCTAATTTGAGTCACATTTGTAGTTACTGTTCCGCCACCAGAAATAGCCGATGATGTTCCATTTTGTGGTGCAGGATTTAGTCCTGTAGGATACATTGTAACACCATTTATTGTTCCTGCTTTTGGTGTTCCTGATGCTGTTGTTGAAGCATATTGACCGGCTGAATTAAATTGAGCATTTTGCAATCTAGAAATTGTTCTAGCTGTCATTGCACGATCAGATATCCAAGCATAAAGTCTTGTTTTATTTGTGTTATCGTAATTGTAAACATCTAAAATCGTACCAACAAATGTCCAATTACCTGAATTTAAATAACCTAATAAATCTCCAGCTTTAAATTTTCCTGAGACATTTTCCAATTCAACAACAGCTGGCATTGAAACATACTTATCAATTCTAACATTATCAAAAAATGTTTTCATTGCGGTACTTGTTCTCAATCCTTCTGCTTTGACAAAAATATCTTGAGGTCTTATGTAAGGTTGCATAGCCACACTTGTTATGTAACCATTGTCATTGACATAAGAAGATGGCAATTTAGACCAATAACCAGTAACAGTTTTTTGATCGAAATCTGCGTATGTGGATGTTGTTATCGTTGTTCCGCCTCCTCCTACAGAAGAAGCTGTTGTTGAAAATTGTGTTCCTGGAATTTGTTGCCAATTACCAACATTCAACACATTTAATGATTCTGATTGTAGGAACAACTGCATCGATGGGTCGACCATTAACAAATCAGGTTGTTTTTTATTGTCAACCCAATTGTCCATTGGTGGTACCAATTGCATATTTCCATTAAAGAATGTTTGTCCGTATGTGTTAACATTAAGAACACCACTTGCAAATCTTTGATTAATTACGTTTCTAGAAACAAATGGTAAAGAAAACATATTAGTACTTGGTTCAATTTTGTGATACCCAAATCCTAATGATGCAAGTGTGCTAGGACTCAAATTACCAATAGAATTTAAAATTACAGAAGATTGTAATGGATAATTTGTGACTAATTGTGAAGCAGACATTCTTTTCAACAATACATCAACGGAACAATTAAAATCTGCATTGTTTGAATCTAATGTTGAGAATGATGAAAAGTCATCAACAAGAATACCATTTTTAAATCGATTTAATCCATTAGAATCTGGAACTTGTAAAGTTGAAGCCTTCTGTTCTAGCAATGATAGGCTAGTATAATATTCAATGTTATTAACACGATTTTCTATTCCACCAATATCTTTCATCGTAAAGCGTTTGTGTGATCTTCTTTGTATAGAAAGATTTGGTAAAACTCCTACAGGAGCTTCACTTGGTATAAAAGCTGTGTATGGATCATGTGTAAGTTCTGCTAGAACCAATGCGCCGTCAGGTTCAACAGGAAATATAGGATTTTTTGCTGGAACGCCTTCAATAATTGTAAATGCAGAATCTTTTGTTAATACCATAATATCTTTTCTTCCAAGATAGTATGAATAATCACATAAGAAGTTTGTTGTGTATTCTGGTATAAAAACTCCAGTATCATCCGTTAAAGGATTTCCTGTTGTTTCAAAAAGTCTATTGGCTGTTGCATTTAATCTTGATGGTCTGAAATCTAAACAATCTCTTAAATTATATTCTTTACCATCTTTTGATTTGTATACAGGAATGCTTCCATAGTTCTCTGGACTTGTTGATACTGGATTTAAATAAGACATTCCACTAAAATAACCATCACCGCCAGAATGTGAATAGTAATCAAAAATTACTAGTATGTGACCCTTTGGTTGAGCAAAACCAGGTCTCAATCTTATGTTGGCGTGTTCATAAGTATTATCTCTTTGTCCATTATCTAAAATATAATTGTTTGTAGCATCAAAAGTTGGATTAGATAACATAGCCAAAGTGGCATCTGTGTTTTTATCTCTTGTATCAATAATCTTTACAATTCGTTTTAGGTCTGTTACATATAACGATTGTGCTTGGCCAGGAGTAACAAGGTCTGAATTTTTAATGTATACTTGACCTCTTGTCAAGTCTACGAAAGTGTTGGATATTGTTCCACTTGTTCCTGTTATCCAAACATTCGATGTATTACCTGTTATTAAATTTTTAGAACGAACAACTTTGGTTGTATCATCACCATTCGTTACACTCATTTTGGCAACAATAGAAACAGCCATATTTGTTGGCACATTAACTGTATCGCCAGCTGTCAAAGTTAATGTATTTTTATCCGAAGATATGGAAATTGATCTTCCATTTCCGGTAAATGGTATAATATCTCCTACTGCGTAAGTTGCTGAAGGATTTCCAACACAAACGATAGTATAATTCTGTTGTATTGATGAATCTGATAATGTTCCTGTTCCACCACCAAAATCCATTATGCTTTGCGAACCTATTGGCAACGTGATTTGTAACTGTGCTACACCAGAAACATTTGAAAAACTCTTATTTCTAAAGACTTGTGTTGTTGAGAAAGAAGTGTCACTAAGGCTAGCAACATATCTATTACCAATTTCATATATTAGTTCTGGACGGCCAGCATCTTGTACAACAGTTTTTCCAGAAAGCACATTATTAACTTTACCTTCTGTGCTTACATCTGCTTTGCTCTTAATCTGTATATTGCCTAATCCACTAATCGTTGTATTTGCTAAAGAATCTGCATCATGAATTCCATATTTCAATGAAATTTTTGATGTTGTGTCTGGAGGTATGGAGAATCTTTTGTTTACAGTAAATGTACAAGTTATTGGATCATATTCTGTAATCTCTCTAATATCACCAAATGATGTTCCAGAATCAACAGACAATGTAACACCAGCATAGGCATTTGCTACATTAGAAAATTTTCTACTTGGATTTTCTAGAGTTATTGTTTGCTGTGTTGCGGAAATTACATTTGCAGCTAAGACATTTGTTGAAACATCAGTTATAAATGCTTTATAAACAAAAGTTGAAGAATTTTCAGCATCTGAAGCACGATCAAAACTTAAATTTCTAACAGTTGCAGTACCAATTTTTGTTGAATTGTATATATTGGTATTTGAAGCATAAATGTTTGCGGTAGGTACACAATGCAAATCAAATTGCTGTAATGTTGATACATCAAATAAACCTTTTACCGTATTGATATATAAAAAGTTTCCATAGTCTATGTAAATTGGATTATTTGATGCGGATTCTGTAGTTCTTGCTCTTCGACTATCAATAGACAATGCTATTTCACCTTGAGATTCAACACGATACCCCTTAATGTATGCAACACCAGGACCAATGTCCATTTTATACAATGCAGAATTTGCTGTATTGGATGTTGGATTTAAAGAGAAATCACTTACAATAAAATCACCATTGGTATCATAAGTTCTCTTTGCGAGATAATCATCTATTGCGGAATAAACTGTAGAATCTGTTCTTTTTTGAATTTTTCCGTTTTCGACTCTGAGAAGTTCAATAAAATTATCATCATTTCCTAATTCTATTGGTTTTGACACCAATACCAATTCAATTTTATATCGATCAGCTCCTGGTGCTTGATAATTTGATGATCCAGAAGCCGGATCAAGTAAACTAACATCATCAGAAGAAGTAATTGTTTTTTCAACAATACTTAAACCGATTCTCAAAGTTGGAAATTTAGAATACTTTTCTAATATTATTGTTTGAGGTTTAACTGTAACAAAGTTTCCTATTGCATATTTTGTTATTGTTCCATCTAAATTTGCAATTTCATTATAACCATTTAATACATAGAAAACGCCTTCTGTGATACCTGCAGTTGAAGATCGACCTCTACAAATGTTTATGCCTCCATTATCTGCAACTCCTATTGTTGTTGCTGCTGGAGATGAACTGGTCAAACCATTCTTTATATAAACTGTCATTGCGTCAGTAAAATTGTCACCTGACAGATAAGTAATTATTAATGTAGGAGGATCTCCTGGAAAATTAACATTTCCTGTTTCTTCTGCAACCGCTATAACTTTAGCTTCAACCGTTCCTGAAGAATCTGTAATAACCTTATTTAAAAATCTATTAACATCAATTGAAACTCCTTCAAAAACAGAGTTTAATTTTAACCAAGCAACGTTTATGTTATTGTATGTAACTTTACCACCAGAGATAGGCGTGTTTTGTGAATATATTGCAGAAGCAAATTTAGTTACTTGATTTTGTAATTGAGTTTGTAATTGAGTTAATTCTCTGGCTTGTACTGCGACACCAGGTTTGAAAAGAATCCTGTGATAATTATTATCAGGATTAAAATCGTCATAGTAAGGTTCTACATTGTAATTTTTCATTTATGTGCCCTAAAAACTTAAAACTAATCTTAATTGTTCGTTTCCGGTTGAACTTCTTTGAACGGGGGTTCTGTTTTCATAGTATACCATATAACCAGATCCTATTGCAAACTCTGTTGGTTCATATTGCGTCAAAACTCTTGATGTTCCAGAATTGGCTCCATAGATAGGTGCATTTAATACTGGATCACCTTTTATATTTATCAACGAAACTATATTATTTGAGGAATCAAAAGAACAAACTCTAGCAGAAAAACTTGGAGAATTTTGGTTACCTTGATAGATAATTTCTCCAGAATTATAAGATCCTACACCAAAAGAAACATAAGCAAGGTCGGTTGTATTATAAACATCTCTTGTTGGTACCTTCCCGTCTTTTAATTGAGGGTTTACAATTATTCCAACTTGTCTAAAATTTATGTCTGTTGGTACCAAACCACCTTCTGAACCTTTTATATCCGCACTAATCATTATGTGGTTACATCCCAATTCTGATATTGGATCGGATCCGTGGCCACCAACCGAAGAAACTATTGGTATTGCTATAGCATTTGATCCTGTGAATCCTGCAGGTAAACTGATTGTAGCTGAAGCATAAGAATAATTGTTTCCTGTGTTAGTAACAATTATGTCCTGTACTCTACTATTAACAACATTAGCGTAGGCAGTTGCGCCAGTACCGTCTCCAGAAATATTCACTATGGTTGTATCTGGTCCATTGGCATAATTATTGCCACTATTTATTACATTAATTGCATTTATTGTACCAAATTTTTCTGCTCTAAGTATGTCTCCACCTTTTTGTGTGGCAGGTAAAGGCATCCAATCATCATCAAAAAAGTCTTTTTTCAAACCTTTATCCAGAGTTGCCACATATATCCATTTATAACCATCATTTAAATAAAGTGTCTGGCTTGGTTCTGTTGATCCAGGTTGAAGTATTGGTTCTACTGTGGATTGTCCGCCATTATTATTCCACAAACATTTGAATATCTGATCGTAACGGTTTTTAACATAGAATTTTTTAGTTATAATTTTGTTTTCATCGACCGTAAACATATCTTCATAATCTTTGTAGTACTGATAGACGGTATTTGCTGTCCAATCTATTCTTCTGACAACTGGACACATATTTGATGATGTCAACAACTTCGCTGCAATTATATTTTTAAAAGTATTTTTTAACACAATTTGATTTTGTGTTGGAGAATCTGGATCATTTTCATTTATCCAAGGTTCAACTCTACCAATAAAAATATAAGAACTGGTTGTATACCTAGGCACATATCCTGTACCAGAAATAACGAAAAAATAATTGGATTCAACTTGTGAAGTTGATCCGTATGTAGTTAATAAACCTTTAGTTATATTTGCCATGATTCTATTTATTATGTGTTAAAAGAACTTATCCAAACATTACTTGTTCTTGTATTTTGACGATAAGTTAAAAGACCAGTTTGTGTATTTGCGTAAGATCCTTCTATTATTATTCTTTCAGGACCAATAATTTCAGAGTTATATTCTATAGGTTGATCTACACCAACAATTTCTCTAAATTCAGTATTTGCAAAAGAAACACTATCAAATGTTCTCATAAAATCGCTAAGATAAGTAACATTATTTCCTGTTACTATTGGCCAAGCATTGGTCAAACTGTTAATATATATTGAAGATGAATTTGCAGTTACAGATGCAATAGCAACATTAGGAACGGTTGCAACCCATTCATCCTTTAATGTTATGGTATTTGCTGTTACTCCAGTAATTTTAGAATGGAAAGAATAACCACTTTGAATATAAGCTGTGAAGTATGAATTTGATTGTACGTTTACCACATTTGCAATATTTGCACCATTCAAATTGGTGAATATTATAGTATTTGAACTATTTGCATCTAATTGTGCAAAATAATTATTATTGTTAATTAATGATCCTAATTTTCTAATTGTTGCTTTGTCACTCTCAACAAGTATATTATAACCATTTGAATTCTTCAGAATATTATAAGTTGCATAGTTTAAACCAGCTGGATGTAAAAATTTTAAAACTTTTTCTTTATATTTTGCCAAAGCTTCTTCAACTTGCAACATATATGTGTATTCATTATAAACAGAATCTTGTAATATTGAATAACCTGAAGGATGGCCATCTTGATTTGAGTATAAGCCCGTACCAAGAGTTATACCATTATTAAAAATAGCTTCTGCTTGAGCCATTCCATTGCCATAAATTTTTCTTCCGTTTGTATAAATGCCTGTTGTTGTATTGGCTAATCTTATATTTGCAGAAATGTTAGAACCTGATCTCCTAATGTTTATAGAAGAATTTGAACTAAACAAACCACCATAATTATAAACTCTTAAATTGTATCGAGATAATAGAGGATCATTGTTTGCAGTTAATAAAGTTAATGATTCTACATTTGCAGCAAAATTTGAATTTTCAAAAGTTCCTTGATAAACTATATCTCCTTTTTTTGGTAAGAAAGAAATATTTTCTATCAACATATCCTGTATTCTCAAAGATATGTTTGGTGAAGTAACATAATTTAGTCCTTCTTCAGTTAACTCTACTGTTAATACTTGACCGTATGGTGAACCATCAACTTTAAATTGAGCATCATTACCAACCAAACCATTTAGTGAAAGTACTGCACCTGATCCAGTATTACTAGAAACCACTAGTGTAGGCAGAGCTCTTTCATATCCCATTCCACCTAAAGGATAAATTCTTTCACCTTCAGGATCATCAGAGTAATCTATGTTGGTAATTGTTCCAGAACTAGTTGAAACTCCAGTTACAGTTGCATATGCACCAAAACCTGATCCACCAACAAATTCTATTTTATCACCTAAATTATAATTAAAACCTCCGTTGACAATAACTATTGGAGGCAAAACACCCATCGAAGGTAGTGTAGCTCTTTGTTCTTGATCTGTCGCATAAAATCCAACAGCACTAGCAATTGTTGAACCGTCATATCCTGTTCCAGGAGAAGTAATTGTTGTTTCAGATATACCAAAAGTTTTAAGAACAGGAAAAGTAAATGCTTCAACTAACCTTGTGTTTGCATTTGCATTAACTAAATTTGCAAAACCATATTCACTATTGCCTATAGGATTTGCACCCCAACTAAATGTGGTGTTTCCCAAAGCAATGTTTGCTTTAGGTCCTATTGTATCTTTTGGTACATAATAAACATAGTATGGTTCATTTGTAAATTTTGTAACTATATTTCTGGCGCCTGATCCAACACCACTCGATGTTTTCAAATTAATTTCAGTAAAGCTTCCTGGTCTGTATCCATGGCCTGCATATAGTGCTGTAGTGCCTTTAATACTTGCACTTGTTACTGAAGATATAAATCCGTTGGCACCTATTGGTTCTTCAACATCTGGATCTAAACCACCGTAAAATACTACGGGATCTCCAATATCATACGAACTTCCACCTCTAATAATTTTAACTCCAGATAGTAACCCAACAATTCTAGCTCTAGGATTTACACCATCTATTGAGAAATTTTCTCCATGCACATCAACAACTCTTACAAATTCTCCAGATTCAAAATTTCTTAATATATTTGATAGAATAATTTTAATATTAAAATTGTCTTCTACGACATTTTGTATTGTTGCGTAGGCTTTAGATTCTTCACCAAATATCTTATAACCTGAACATTGTTTCCATTTTTTATCAGATGTTGCAAGTTTTAAAGACCTTGTTGAAATCCATTTACCATCAGATGCTTTTAGAATATAATCTTTTGTGTTAAAAATATTAACATCTGAATTATAAAGAACTCTAAACAGAAATTTAAAAGAATTTGGAATACCCTTTGAACGGTACAACTCTTTTGCTATTTTAATTAATCTTCTCTCATCAACTAAAGCGTCTTTTGGAAAAAAAGACATAAATTCATTTCTAAAATATTCTAAAAAATCAGTTAGAGTTGTGTCAACATCTGAATATTTTAAAATATTTTTTGAATCGTAGATAACACCTCTATTTTGTTCCATCCACTCATAATAAGATTTTAAGAACAAAATAAAATTAGAATAATCCTCACTACCACGAATAAATTCTGGTAGTTGTTCTGGTATTAAAATTGATGTTTTATTGTCTGACATTATTTTGCAGTAACATTAACTGTTATTGAATATGGATCTAATTCATCTAAAGTTATGATCCTGTCAAATGTTGATGAAACAATTCTTTTTGATGGATAAGCATTTATTCTTACAAGCCCGTCATTGCTATTTAAACTTGTAGGAGCAAAATTTTTCAAAACAACAATACCATTAGTATAGTCTATAGTTCCTGCATTGATTGTGTCATCAGAAATAGTTAAAATATTTTTAATTTCATCTTTATAATAATATGTTTGTAGAGTTCCAGGATAATCTTCAGATTCTTCAAAGAATACATTTTCATAGAAAGTAACATTACTATCATATTGAGAAAAAGAAGGTGATATTCTTAAAGCTTTTTCTCCTAAACTTCTTTCTAAAACATTTCCAAATTTTACTGTATAGTCTAAACTATTGTTAAATACTGGAATTATTCTTTTCTGCAAATATAAATCAAAATCTACTGCAAGTATCGAAGAATTTAATGATTTGATGTATGTTATTAAATCACTAAGAATAAAGACAGAATTAAAAGTATTCAAATTTTGATTTGAAAAAGTTACAACACCATTTCTGACTAAAGTTTTAATTTGTGCAGAAGTTAAAGTTGTTTTTGATGGATCATATAAAACATCTGCTGTCAGAATTAAATAAACATAATCAACATCAACAATTTCAGGAGAAACTGTTACAACAGATACCGGTTTAATTACATCTTCAACTAATATTTGTTTTTGATAATCCGTTAAAAGATATTCACCTACAGGTTTTACAGCAACAAATATTTTACCGTATTTTGGTGGATCATTTTCTTCTCCACCCCAAACAGAAACAGACTGTACCGGAATATTAAATTTATTTGTTTGTATAATTGTTATATAATCATCTTTTGTTACCGCTCTATTTTGTGCAGCAAAAGATTTTGGTGCTTGAAATTTGATTGAATCTAAAGTTTCTCTATTAGAACCAAAAGAAGCTTTCTGTAAAGGTGTTATTGTTGGATTACCATAACCGCTTACACTTTGCGTTAGTGTAAAATTATTTGCACCTCTAGACGAAATTCCTCTAGTCACAATGTAAGATATGTAAACAATGTTTCCGTTGTCTAAAGTTTTACCTAATATACCATCTCCAAACTGAATTTCATATCTTCCATCAGTACTTTCTTGTAAGAAAAAGACAGCACTCTCATCATTAATTGTTAAGTAGTTCGTTGCCAAAGTAAAAGTTTCTGTTGAATTGTCTGCTACTGATTTTTGAACTATAACTGATATTGTTGAAGTATCAACAGTAACTTCTGGTATTCTAAACATCAATTTTGGATTTTGAGTTTTATCAACAGTATATGTTATTCTAGTTGGTATACCTTGTTTCAATTCTACGTTTGTAAAAGACGCAGAATTATTTGATGTGTTTACAGTAGAATCATCAACTGTCACAAAATTATAGTTAACACCATCTATTGCTTCAGATAGAAAGTTTGTAAATTTAGGCAAAGTTAAAGAATTTTCTTGAACATTGTTGAAAGTTATATTAACTTTAGCCGTAGGTGCGGTAAAAGACTGTGGTGTGTACCCTAAAAGTTTTGCGTGAGAAATTACTGAAGCTCTTTGTATTGCCGTATCCAAAAACATTTCATTTGCTACCATGTTTAAATAGTAGGCATTATACTGTGTATTATACGCTAGAAGGTCTATCAGAGTAGCTAAAGCCGAACCTTCATAATTATAATCGTTCAGTATATTTTGTGATTTTAGGTAAGTTTTTAGATTTTGTTTGATAGTGTCAAAATCTAAATCAGTTATTCTTATTTCTGAATTAGCGCCAGCCATTTTATCTATTTCTTTCTAAAATAAGTTGTACGTCTATTGGGTCTGTTGAATTTTCCATATAAAAAGACAAACTCAAAGCATACGCATTTTTATCTGGTTGTGGACTAACATCCAAACTCTTTATTATTGCTCTAGGCTCATATTTTTCTATCAAAGATCTACATTCTTTTTCTAAAGCTATACTAGTCAAAGGTGATATCAACTCAAATAAAAGTGCGTCAAGGTTAGATCCTAAGTCAGGATTAAAAGGTCTTTCAAATTTTCTGGTTGATAATAGATTACGAATTGATCTAAGAACAGCTTTTTCGTTATAACTTAAAGCAATATCTTTGGTTACCGGTTTTTTGGTAAAGGTAAAGTCTATGTCTGAGTATATTTTCGTGGCCATGTACTATTTATTACTCTATTCTGGTAAGTAATTTGTCTGAACCAACGTGGTCCGTCAATAAAGCTGATTCGGAGTTACCTAAATTTCTAAAACGACCAACCTCTTGTAATTTTTCATTTGTTTGCTTTAATTTTGTGAAAAAATTAACATCGTGAGTTTGTCTTGTAGACAGAAAAGTATTTAAATTTACCATCAAAGTATTGAGGGTGGTTTTTATAGAGGATGAAAGATTTGAACTTTTAGTTGTTGAACCATATTCGTCTGTGCTGATCGTTATGGAGTTTTGTACAATAGCTGCATACGGAGCAAAAATGGCTGCATTAGCTCCGACTTGAGGAGCAACTAAAACGCTTGTAAAAGAACCCATAAGAACTGAAGTATTCGTTATATTATCTGTTTGATTTGTAACATAAACAACTTGTTTTGCATATGATGTTGCATTATCATAATAAGGATTAACCGTATCTTCATAATTCCAAGGTGTTACACCTGATATTCTATTGGTATGAGCTAAAAAATTTGTTGCGGTATAGTATAGAGTATTAGAAGAACTTGCAATCGTTTCTAATCCAGAACAACCATTGGCCAAGCCATGAATAGTATTTGCTGTGGTTATTATTGTTGATGTATTTGTTCCACATGGATTTTTAAAATAACCTCCAACATTATTATCTCTAACATCTTGTACCATCCACGAATCAAAAAAAGGTGGAGTTTTTTCTAACATCTGTACAGTTTTTTCTGGATAACTTTGTATAGATTTATTTGGATCATCAAAATTATATCCTAGTGTAGCATAAAGTCCTTCTGCGTCATTAATTTTTGCCATAATTTTTTCTCATAATTTAAACCATAGGTGGAATAGGTGGACTTGTTGGAAAACCTTTGTTTCCTATATGAAAATGCACATCATGCAGAGAAACGTTTACAACATCAGTCATCCAAATTGCCATCATAACAGAAAATAGTCCTAACGGTGCAACAACACTACCTATTGGTGCAAAAATACTACCAATAACATGGATGCATCCTGGTACAGCTACAGGTGTTGCTGGTGTTGGCCAACCTAGTGACAAACCTCCAAAAGAAGAACAGAAACCATATGGTCCTGCATACACTCCTAGGTTTGCGTTAACTCGACTTTCAGCAGTCAACGAATCACAAACAATAGAACCATTCACATACAAATCAGAATTTACATCAAGAGAAAAGGCACCAGATAATCTTACTGCACCACCAAAGTTTTCATTTGCTTTGAGTGCAATATCCATATCTCCAAGAAATTCCATTTCGCCTTTTGCTCTAAGGTTATAGTCACCTTGAACAATCATGTTGTAGTCACCGTCAACCCTAGTTGACATATCACCTTTTACGTGCATATTTGCATCGCCATGTATGGTAATATTGCAAAATCCTTTGATTTCTACATTGTTTTTTCCTGCAATAATTTGATAGTTATCACCATAGACTTTATATACTTGATCACCGTTGGTGTGCATCTCGATAAAGTTTTTTGATTTACCATGCTGTAAACGAATACGTTCTCTGGATGGCGTATCATCCATTTCAAATTTATGTCCAGATTCCGTTTGTGTTACACGATTATATGGATATAATGCAGGAAACTCTGGTGATTGAGATTCAGGTTCTTGCCATAAACTAGTGTCCCTAGGTTCTTTGGGATTTTGCACATCATCAGCCATTATGGTCCTTTAACTTTTGTACTTCCATTATCACTCGATCCAGTTGTGAGACTGTTCGTAAGGTTTCTTTCTATTTCTTGCGGAGTAGGTATTGTTGTTCCAACTTTTTTTAATATTTCATCAGCAGCTCTAAGATCTTCTGCACTTGTTGGTGTAGTTAATCCTGTTGTTGCAATACCCGCAATCGCAACTGTGTTTGTAACAACTTGTTGAGTACCAACCAAAACTTGTTGTGCTGCAGAAAAAACTTCTCCAGCCGCACTTATTAAATCTTTATAACTTCCGGGTGGGTCAGCGATACCAAATTGATCAAAAGCACCGGTAGCTGCGGATGCTTCTTCAGCAATAACTTCTGCAAAAACATCTGTGAATAAGGTTGCTATAGATTTTAATATTTGGCCAATACAACCTTTAAACCATGCCAACACTCTAGCAGGCAAACTAAGAATCCATTGTAAAATGGCTTTTAGTCTAATGATGACAGCGAGAACATATTTTTGAAAGTCTAGTATTGGTTTTATATATTCTTTATATATTGTCTTTATTTCTTGTGCGATAGCTTTCAGTTTATTAATCAATGCAGATGGTACACCAGATGGAT